CTTCGACTCTCAGTATCATATTTGTATAGAAAATCAATCAATAGGACATTACTTTACGGAAAAACTTATTGATGCTTTCTTGACAGAAACTATTCCTGTTTATTGGGGATGTCCAAACATTGAAGATTATTTTGATGTAGATGGGATGATTTTGTTTCAAACATTCGACGAACTCAAAGATAAATTAAATGACTTGACACCATCGTATTACGAAAGTATACTGAACATCGTTCATAAGAATAAGCAAAAGGCAATAGAGTTTGCAAATTATGACCAGAGAATATTTGATAAGGTAACAGAACATGGAAAGCACTAGAAGATATTGTACACTGTCAGACAAGAATTATTTGAAGTTTGGAAAGGCTCTTATTGATTCTCTTATAAGTCATTCAACAGAAGATTTTGTTTTATATTATCTCTGTTTAGATGAAGAAACATTTGAAAGTTTAACCGACTACAATTCTAAAGTTGTTCCTGTGCGATTGAGTGATGTGGAAAATAGTAATCAGGACCTGGTTAATTTTAAAAATCGAAAACCATATAATCAATTTTGCTGGTCGCTTGCCTCTTGTTTTTCTTATTATCTGTTAAAAGAAAAGCAGTTAGATGATATTCTTTATATTGATTCTGATATTTACTTCTACCAAGATCCCAAATTAATATTCGATGAGGTTGGTGAGAAAAGTGTTGGTATAATTCGACACAGACATAACACGAATCTTTCTGTTGACGGAGAGTATAATGTAGGCACTGTCTATTTTAGGAACAGTGATCTTGGTATAAAAACTCTCAAGAATTGGATGGAATGTGTTATCCTAGAAACTCGTCCTGACTTAGCAACATGCGGGGATCAGAAGTATCTAGAATTGTTTGAATTGATTTGTGGTGGACCATTCAACGAACTCTGTGTTATAGACAAAACAATAGCACACGGCGCTCCGTGGAATTTTAGATTGTATGTTTATGACTATTATAACCAAGACGGAACTGTTGTTTGGGGTGATAGAAAACAACCTCTGGTGTTTAATCATTTCTCTCGCGTAGGTTTCGATAGTGAAACTGGTGTAATTAATCCTACGAATGATAACTATGCAGATCATACTTTAAATTTTCAGGTATTTAATATACCAGAGGTCAGAAACTTTTACATAGATTATGCTAATAAATTGAAGGAGTTTTCATGATAATATTAAAGCCAAACGCTGGTTCTCATTGCGGGGATACATTCAGAGAACTAGTTGGCATATGGGAAGAACTTAAT